CAAGACGGTGCACCGAAGATCAAGCTGCAGGGCCACGACGTCGAAGAGTTCGTCGGGGTTGTCCGCCGCTATGGTGCGAGCCCTGACGTTCAAGCGTTGGTGGATGCTGCAAACAGACCTGCTGAGGTGGGGAAATTGAACATTGCGAGGGCCTGCGGAACCTGTCTGCTGAGATCGGCCTGATTCTTGACAGGCTCTAGACGGATGAGAATTTATGGCAGCCCTGAAAAATGAGGTGAAGAGCTTCATCGTTCAGGCGCTGGCGTGCTTTGACACTCCATCCCAGGTGGTGGAAGCCGTCAAGAACGAATACGGGGTTGTGGTGAGCCGCCAGCAGGTGGAGACGCACGACCCAACCAAGTCGGCCGGGAAGGGGCTTGCGGTGAAGTGGGCGACCCTGTTTCACGACACCCGTAAGAGGTTCCGCGAAGAGACAGCTGACATCCCGATCGCCAACCGCGCCTTCCGCCTACGCGCGATGAACCGATTTGTGGAAAGGGCCGAGTCGATGAAGAACATTGGCTTGGCTATGCAGATACTGGAACAGGCGGCGAAAGAAACCGGCGATATGTTCGTCAACCGCTGCAAGAAGGAAGAGGCGGGCGACGAACCGGTGATCCCGAGCCGCATTCAGGTCGACGTGGTGGACGCGAGGAAGCCGAATGCCGAGCCTTAACGTTCCGCAGGCTCAGTTCCTCACGCTGCCCCACAAATTCCGTGCGTTCGTTGCCGGGTTCGGCTCAGGCAAGACCTGGGTGGGCTGTTCTGCACTGAGCAAACACTTCATGGAGTGGCCCAGCGTCAACGCTGGCTACTTCGCACCGACTTACCCGCAGATTCGGGACATCTTCTATCCGACCATGGATGAGGTGGCCTACGACTGGGGGCTGAAGACCAAGATCAACCAGGCGAACCACGAGGTTCACATCTACAGCGGCCGGCAGTCCCGCGGCACTGTGATCTGCCGGTCTATGGAGAAGCCGCAGACAATCGTCGGCTTCAAGATCGGCCACGCCCTGGTGGATGAACTGGACGTTCTGACCGCAGTCAAGGCGCAACAGGCCTGGCGCAAGATCATTGCCCGGATGCGCTACAACCTGCCTGGGCTGAAGAACGGCGTGGACGTGACTACGACGCCGGAAGGATTCAAGTTCGTCTTCCTGCAGTTCGTGAAACAGCTGCGTGATAAGCCGTCACTGAAAGAGATGTACGGCCTGGTGCAGGCCAGCACGTTCGACAACGAGCTGAACCTGCCGGATGACTACATCGCCTCCCTGATGGAGTCGTATCCGCCCCAGCTGATCATGGCGTACCTCAAAGGCCAGTTCGTCAACCTGACGTCCGGCACGATCTACACCGCATACGACCGCAAGCTCAACGGATGCTTCGACACCGTGCAGCCCGGCGAGCCGCTGTTCATCGGGATGGACTTCAACGTCGGCAAGATGGCGGCGATCACCCACGTCAAGCGCGACCAGGGGTTGCCCAGGGCCGTGGATGAGCTGATCGACGGTTACGACACGCCCGACATGATCCGCCGGATCAAAGAGCGCTACTGGCAGCACGACGGCAACGACTTCAAGAAGACCTGCGAGATCCGGATCTACCCGGATGCCTCGGGCGATTCGCGCAAGTCCGTGAACGCCAGTATCACCGACCTGGCCATGCTCAAGCAGGCGGGGTTCGCGGTCATCGCTCCAGCGGCAAACCCGCCGGTGAAGGACCGGATCAACGCAATGAACGCCGTCTTCTGCAATGCGCAGGGCGAGCGCCGCTACCTGATCAACCCCTTCACCTGCCCGACCTACGCCGATGGCCTGGAGCAGCAGGTGTGGGGTGCGAACGGGGAGCCAGATAAAACCGCCGGCATCGATCACGCGAACGACGCCGGCGGCTACTTCATCCACCGCGAGTACCCGATCATCAAACCGGTCACCGCAATGAAAATGGGGGTCGCTCGATGACGGACGTCACTTTCACCCGTCCTGAGTACACGGCGGCGAAGTACCGCTGGCGCTTGGTGCGCGACGTCTGCAAGGGCTCGGAAACGGTCAAAGCCGCTGGTGATTACTACCTGCCCAGGCCGAATGCCTCGGACAAGTCCCAGGACAACAAGGATCGGTACGACGCGTACAAGAAGCGTGCCGTGTTCTACAACGCCACCGGCCGGACGAAACACAGCCTGGTGGGAGCGGTGTTCCGCACCTGGCCAACCTTGACTGTTCCCGGTGCGCTCGACTACGTGACAAAGGACATAGACGGGCAGGGCGTCAGCGTTTACCAGCAATCGCAGTCAGTTATCGGGCATTTGCTCGAAGTTGGCCGTCACGGCTTGCTGGTGGATTACGTCGCTGTTGAGCCCGGCACCGTGAGCAAGGCAGACGAGCAAGCCGGGCGTGCCCGTGCAAACGTCGCCAGCTACCCCGCTGAATCAATCATCAACTGGAAGACGCGCCAGGTTGGCGGTCAGCACTTGTTGAGCCTGGTTGTGCTGCGCGAAAAGATCGACGTCGATACTGACGACGGGTTCGGCAGTGAGCGGGTTGTGCAATATCGCGTGCTGCGCCTGGATGCTTCCGGCGTGTACACCCAGGAGGTTTGGGAAGAGGGCTCCAGCAAGACGGAAATGACCGTCGCGCCATTTGCCCCGCTGAACGGCTCAGGCCAGCCCTGGCGCATCATCCCGTTCCAGTTCTTGGGCAGCGAGAACAACGACACCAGCATCGACGACTCCCCGCTATACGACATGGCCGAAGTGAATATCGGGCATTACCGCAACAGCGCGGATTATGAAGAGGCAGCGTACTTGGTGGGCCAGCCCCAACCATGGATGTCTGGTCTTGATGAGCAATGGCGCGACCACCTCGAAAAGGCCGGGATCTTCCTGGGCTCCAGGGCGCCTTGGCTGCTCCCTGTGAATGGCGCATGTGGCGTATGGCAGGCGCAGCCCAACACCGTCGCCAAAGAGGCCATGGACGCCAAGAAGCAGGACATGGTGTCGCTCGGCGCCCGCCTGATCGAACGTGGTAGTGCGGTGAAGACCGCAACCCAGGCCGACAACGACAGCGCCGCCGAACACAGCGTTCTCTCCCTGGTGGTGAGCAACGTCAGCGAGGCGTACAGCCAGTGCCTGGTTTGGATGGCCGAGTTCGTGAACGCCACCGGCGAAGTGGTCTACAAGCTCAACCAAGACTTCAGCCAGATCACTCTGGACGCAACGATCCTTGCGGCGCTGTTCAATGCCGTGCAGGGCGGCAAGCTGCCCGAAGGCGACTTCTGGCAGTACCTGCGCGATCGCGGCGTGATCAACCCGGAGAAGACGGACGACGAAATCCGGGATGAGCTAGAGGCACAAAGCACTGGACCAGCCCTGGACGACATCGAGGTAATTCCGAATGGCGGCAAACCAAGCAATCCTTGACGCTACCATTCGGCACGCGGTGTTCCTTGAGCAGTTGAAGTCGGGAGAGGTAAAGAAGTTCGCCCCCTTCCTGAGGGAGATCGACCGCTCGATTCGTGAGCGGCTGACGCGGGCGGACCTGACGGACTACACCGTCGCTCGCCTGGAGCGGCTGCTGAGCGAGGTCGATAGCCTGCTGCTGGGCATCTTCGACCGGTACAGCGAGAAGCTGAACCTCGACCTGGTGGACATTGCCAACTACGAGGCCGAGTTTGAAGCGACCAGCCTGACCCGGGCGGCACCTGTGGGCGTCACCTTCGACGCGGCGGTGCCAGGTGCTGCGGCAATCAGGGCGGCAATCCTCACCAATCCGCTCAGCGTGCGCGGCGCTGACGGCGGGAAGCTGCTCAAGTCGTTCATTGATGGCTTCACCGCTACCGAGCGGCAACGCCTCACGGGCGCGATCAGGCAGGGCTTCTTCGAAGGCCAGACGAACTTCCAGATCATCAAGAATATCCGGGGCACCAAAGCACTCCAGTACAACGACGGCATCCTGGCCACGACCAACCGCAACGCCGGCGCCATCGTGCGGACGGCAGTGCAGCACGTCGCCACCCAGGCGCGCATGGAGACGCTGAGGGAAAACAGCGACGTCGTGCAGTCAGTGGAGTGGGTCAGCACCCTGGATTCAAAGACTACCAGCCAGTGCCGGACGCTCGATAAGCGCCGGTTCAAGCTGACTGAGGGGCCGAGGCCACCGATCCACATCAATTGCCGCTCGACGGTGGTGGCGGTGACGCGCTTCAGCGCTCTGTTTGCTAAGGACGCCACTCGGGCATCCCTCGGTGACGCCGGCGCCCAGCAGGTGAGGGCTGACCTTAGCTATTACGACTGGCTCAAGCAGCAGCCGGCGGCGTTTCAGGACAAGGCTATCGGCCCGGTCCGCGCCAAGCTGTTCCGCGAAGGCGGCCTAAGCATCGAACGATTCTCCGAGCTGCAGCTGGATCGGAACTTTGCGCCGCTGACGCTGAAGCAGATGAAAGCCCTTGAGCCGCTGGCCTTTGAGCGTGCGGGCCTGGATGTTATTGGATAACATCAAGAATTTACTAGGGATGAGAGTAACTATGTTCGGCAGATTACCTATCGGGGAAAGGATCCTGTTGCGAGAAAATCTGATCGCCGTTATGTGCGAGTACGATGACCAGATGCTTCGAGCGGTCATGGAAAAAGGGGTTTCTGATAAGATTGATCAAGCAGCACACCAAGGCTTTGTTGCTAAGGCCGGCGCAGTGCTCTACGTCCAGCAGCTGACCGGATCACCGTCTATCCGGGCATCAGTTAAGGCTCACCGCAAAGGCTTTATAGATTGGTTCGATACAAATCCGCCTCTAGATCCTGTGTTCATGAGCAAGATCTACTCATTAGAAACACTTAAGTACGATGCGCTCGTCAAGTCCACTCCAATCTGGAATGCAATAGCTCGCGCAGACGAAGAGGACTGGGCCCCGCCCTATAACCAGGAACATGTCAATTGGTTAGAAATGTCCCATTACTAGATCAATCACTTCATTAAACCCGCTTCGGCGGGTTTTTTTATGTCCGCAGGCAGGGCCTGTACACGTCTCAGGGAGACAATCAGATGGGTTTGAAATATCAGCTGGACACTCTTGACGGTCTCGATGATTCCGTTAAATCGCTATACACCGAGAAGGAAGGCAAGTTTGTCCTCGGTATCGAAGGCCTGCCGCAACCAGAAGATGTATCCGGCCTGAAGTCGAAGGTGGAAGAGCTGCTCGGCGAGAAGAAAGCTGCCGAGAAGGCTCGCAAGGATGCGGAAGAGCAGGCCCGGCTTGAGCGAGAAGAAGCCGCTCGCAAGTCCGGCAACGTCGAGGAGCTCGAAAAGTCCTGGTCTGAAAAGTACAACCGCCGCGAAGCTGAGCTGAACGGTTTGCTGGAACAGGAGCGTGGAACGCTGAGCACTCAGATCCGGGACCTGACCGTTGGCCGTACCGCTACTGACATCGCGTCCGCTCTGGCAATCCCAGGCAGCGCCAAAGCCCTGTTGCCGCACATCGAACGCCGTCTGAGCGTCGAGCAGCGCGACGGGAAGCCTGTTGTGGTCGTCCTTGACCAGCAGGGCAAGCTCTCGGCGGCAACGCTGGATGAGCTGAAAGCAGAATTCGCAAACGACACGGCCTTCGCGCCGTTGATCGCGGGTAGTAAGGCATCTGGCGGCGGGGCTGCTGGTGCTGGAGGTGGCGGCGGGGCCGCAAAAGGAAAAATCGGCGGCACCAAAGAGGAACGTACGGCCGCAATCGCGAGCCGGTTCCCGGATCTCCCACAATCGTAAGGAAATAACTCATGTCCCTGTCGCAAATGCAGGTTTTCAACGAATACATCATGCCGGCGACTCTCGAGACGCTGGATCAGTATCTCGCCGCTTTCAACGCTGCCAGCCGCGGCGCAATCGTGCTGTCCCCGGACGGCTTCACTGGTGACTTCCTCCAAGAGTCGTTCTTCCAGACCCTGGCCGCTGCCCAGCGCCGTGTGGATCGCTACAGCGCGAACGCTGCCGTCGCTGCCACCGACCTGACCGAGCTGAAGAACACTTCGGTGAAAGTTGCCGGCGGCTTCGGTCCGATCCGCTACGAGCCATCGCAGATGACCTGGCTGGAGCGCCCAACCGCGCAAGGCATTGAAGTGGCCAGTCGCGCGTTCGCTGAAATCCTGCTGAAGGACCAGCTGAACACCGCGATCGCTGCTCTGGTTGCTGCAATTACCGCCCAGGCCGCTGCGGTCAACGATGTGTCGGCTACCGCTGGCATCACCTACGCGGGCCTGAACAACGCCCATGCGAAGTTCGGCGATGCGAGCCAGAACCTGGTAACCCAGGTGATGCAGGGCACCAGCTACCACAAGTTGGTCGGGCAGAACCTGGCGAACCAGCAGCAGCTGTTCCAGGCGGGCAACGTCCGCGTCGTGGACATCCTCGGCAAGATCTCCGTTGTGACGGATGCCCCGGCGCTGATGCAGGCCGGCACCCCGAACAAGGAAATCATCCTGTCCCTGGTGCAAGGCGCTGCGCTGGTCCATGACGGCCGTGACATCATCAGCAACGTCCAGACCACCAACGGCAAGGAGCGTATCGAAACCACGCTCCAAACCGACTACACCTTTGGCCTGGGTCTGAAGGGCTACACCTGGGACACCACCACCGGCGGCAAGTCGCCAACCGACGCCGAACTGGCGACCGGTACCAACTGGGACAAGACCGCCACCAGCATCAAGCACACCGCCGGTGTGGCTCTGATCGGTGACGCCTCCAAGTAACCCTGACAGCTGAGTCGGGCCCAGTGCCCGGCTTGGCGAGGACACGATCATGAGTAACAAAAACATCTGGTATCTGCCTGGCCCATTCCACCAGTACCAGGAAGACGTAAAGGCCCTGGCCAAAGCAAGCGGCCTGCGCATCGTAGACGCAAGCGTTACCGAAAGCCGCGAAGATGCTGCCGATGACGTGCCTGATGTGACGGTCAAGGAAGTGCCGAAGGTGCTGCTGATCGATGGTGGCAGCTCTAGCGTCAATATCGATGCTTTCCGTGCCGAACTCGAATCTGTCGGCCTGATCGTCGAGTCAATCGCCGGTCAAGAACTGGTGCGCCCGGATGGCGAACTTGGTCCCGTCGCTGATCGCCTGTTCCAGGTGTTCGAAGCGGTAAACGCCGGTGTGGAAAGCCTCATTCGCGAGCGTGACGGTGAAGTCGAGAAGGTGAAAGCTCTTCAACTGCAGGTGGACGACCTCCACCAGCAGGCCGAAAGATCCGCTCAGGTGGATGCCGAGGCGAAGGAAATCGCCGACCTGAAGGCCAAGCTTGATGACGCGAAGGTGCCTTACCGGGCGAACGCCTCGAAAGAATCCTTGGAAAAGCTCGTAGCTGACCTGTCCAAGGCCTGATAATGCTGGCTGCCGGTGACGCGGCCGCCATTCTCAAACCATTCCAGCGAGTTGACGCATGACACTCATCATCGAGGACGGCACCGGCAAGCCTGACGCCGAAAGCTATGCGAGCGCCGAGGACCTGGCCCTGTATGCCGTGAAGTTCGGCACGGTCATTCCCGTGGGTGTTCCCGAGCAGGAAGCGCTGCTGCGCCGGGCTGCCTTGGCGATGGACGGCAAGACCTGGAAAGGCCGCAAGATGAGCAGCGAGCAGGCGTTGGCCTGGCCGCGCCGGGGTGTTGAGCTGGACTGTCAGATCAAGCCAGACAACTACCTGCCGGCGCGGATCCAGTACGGGCAGATGGCGCTGGCCGCCGAAATTCATCAGGACGACATTGACCCGGTGGAGAAGCGCAAGGGCGCCGTGCTGCTGGATCGTGTTGAGGGCGCGGTGACGCGGCAATATGCGGCTATCCCGTCTACCAGCAACCGCCTGCTGCCGGCGGCGCCGGATCGACCGAGCGCCACACAATTTGCTGACTATTTGCAGAAGCGCGGTTTATTCGCTGTAAGGGCTTAATCACCTGTGCTGCAATACAAAGAGATCAAGTTCCTCTTCAAACTCGTCTTTGATCGCTTGGTTGCCTTGCCCGAAAGCAATAGCTGCTCTTTTCAGCTTCTGAATCGGTATGGGCTCGAACTTATCAGTTAGGTGCTCGGCAAGGTCCTGGTACACATCCTTAAGTCCGACACGCTTGAATGCATTCTTAAGAGCATCCCTCGCTTCAAACTTGAGAAAATAATCCTTCCCCGTGCCTGAGGTTTTCTCGTCTATTTTTTCTGCGAGGAGGCGTAGTTTTTCACTGATTTCTGGGTAACTCATAATTCTTCCTTGAGTATTTGACCATGGGATTTTACGACGAAATGGCCGTGATGGCTCTGGAGATGATCACAGAGTTCGGCCAGCCCGTGACCATCAGCAAGACGGAGCCCGGCGAGTACGACCCAGAAACGGGCGGCGAAGCGCCGGGCGCGACCGTCGAGCAAATTGCCCAAGGCATCTTGCTCGACTTCACCGGCCAAGAATTCCAGAACAACAGCCTCATCAAACAGGGCGACAAGAAGCTGAAGATCGCCGCGCAGGGATTGGCCTGGGTGCCTGGTCTGCTCGACAAAGTGGTTGCTCAGGGGCGTACCTGGTCAATCGTGCCGCCGCTGAAAGAGGTCAACCCTGCCGGTACGCCGATCCTGTATGAGTTGCAGGTGCGGTCGTGAGCCGGGCAGGCGCCGGACAGTCCGGCAGTTTTGCGCTCAGCCTGGCCGAGTTCGCCGCTCAGACGGGTGAAGCCATTGACGCCAGTGTGCGCGAGATCATCATTGAGGTTGGTAGCAGCCTGATTCGCATGTCTCCCGTGGGCAACCCAGAGATATGGGCGCAGAACGCCGTAGCGGCCGAGTACAACAAGGCCGTCGACGACCACAACAGCGCGCTGCGGAGCGATCCGAGCAATCTCACGAAGGGCGGCAGGCTGAAGAAAGGTCGCAAGCTCAACGACGGTATGGACATCAAGGCGCCCGAGGGATACGTCGGTGGACGCTTCCGTGCCAACTGGCACATCTCACTGGGCGTGGTCGAAAGCGTCACCTTCGATGAGGTGGACCCAAGCGGTGCTGAGACCACTGCCGCGCTGGTCGCCGCAATGAGCGACTTCACCGCAGGCCAGATGGCCTACATCATCAACAACTTGCCTTATGCAATCCCGCTGGAGTTCGGCCATTCCACCCAGGCCCCCGGCGGCATGGTTCGGGTAACCGTGGCTCGCTTCCAGCAGATAGTGCTGGAGGCCATCAGGAACAACCAGGTATGAGTCACACAATCATCGCCTCGATCTACGAGGCCAAGCTGATCGCCTGGAACGCTGGCAGGGACGAGAAGCTCAAGATCGTTTTCGAGAACACGGCCTACACGCCGGGGGAGGGGGAGACATATCTTCGAGCTTTCACTATCCCGGGCGACACCGCGAGCAACACGCTCGGCGGTGATCACCGGCTGTATACCGGAGTGTTTCAGGTCAGCATCATCGCGCCGGCGGGTACCGGGAAGGCCAAGACGAACCCAATTGCCGCCGAACTCATCGCGCTATTCCCGCTGTATGTGCGCGACGTGAAGAACGGTTTCGTGGTGACGCCTATGACGCCTGTAGATGTTGGTCCAGGCATTACTGGCGACTCAACCTATACCGTGCCGCTCTCGTTTACCTACCGGTCCGACACCACGCCATAACCCGCCCGTTGGGCAAATCCTGAACCCGCTAAGTGCGGGTTTTGTCATTTATGCAAAGAGGAAAACCCATGTCTGTCTATTTCCCCAACGGGGCAACGCTTTCGATCTCCAGCGGGTTCGCCGCCGCCAAGCTGATTTCCGCAATCAGCAACGCAAACCCGGGTGTCGCTAACAGCGCGGCGAACGGTTTTGCCAATGGCGATATTCTGCTGATCACCTCCGGCTGGGAGGACATCAACGAGCGCGCCGTGCGTGTATCTAACGCTGCCGCCGGCGCATTTACCCTGGAAGGCATCGACACATCCAATGTTGCTTTCTTTCCGGACGGCATCAGCGGCGGCACCGCCAAGAAAGTTACCGGCTGGGTAGCCGTCAACCAAGTGATCGGCAACTCCATGTCCGGTGGCGAGCAGCAGTACTGGACTTATGCGCCGCTCGAGGCTCGTCGCGACAAGCAGATCCCGACCACCAAAAACGCACAGGCTTTCGCCTTCCAATTGGCTGACGATGACAGCCTGGCTTGGTACGAAGAGCTCGATAAGGCTGACCGCGAGAAGGAAGTCCGCATCCTGCGTATGTCGCTGCCCAACGGCAAAACGATCTACTACGCTGGCTACGCATCGTTCAACAAGACGCCGACGCTGGTGCGTAACGAAGGCGCTGCTGTCTCATTCGGGTTCACCATCAACGCGGAAATCACTGCGTATCGCGCGCCAGTTGCTGCTGGCGGCGGAGCTTAATCATGGCGAAATTCAAGATTGCCCAGGCACCGACGTTTCTGGGCGCGGTGATGATACCCGTCGTTGGCCAGGAGCCAGTGAAGGTTGAATTCACGTTCAAGTATCGAAACCGTATCGAATTGGCAGCCCTGTTCGATGAGTGGAATCAGCGGCGCGAGGACGGCCAAGAGCGCTTTGGTGAAAATCCAACGGTATCGGAAATTATTGCCGTGGATACCGAAAACCAGATGCAGCAAATCAAGGATCTGGTCGTAGGCTGGGAGTTCGAGGACAAGTTCGATGACGAGAGCATCAAGGCCTTGGTGACTTCGTGTCATGGGGCGACCGAGGCCGTCGTGGATGCGTACCAGGCAGCTTTCGCCAAGGCTCGCACGGGAAACTGATCCGCGCCGCCCGCGCCCTGTATGAGTCCCCGCCGGATGCCGA